TAGTAATACCTTCCCTGATTCGGATGCTACCAGATTAAAAATAAGGATTGGAGTTGGACGTGGTGATATCGGAATTGACGAAGACCAAGTTTGGGTAAGGTATTACTTCGACCTTACTTAAATCAGATTTTCCCGGAAGAAATTCCGGGATTTTCTTTGATATATCAATTAGTCTGCCTACATTTGCAGTGTCAATCAAGTTAATCACATTAAAACTCAAATGTTATGGCAAACTTGCAAGAATTTCATTTTAGTACAGGCGTTAAGCCTTATAGTCACGTTCCAGCCGTTCCAGTAGGAAAACATGAATTTGTTGACGGCAACGGTGTAAAGATAATTCGCTTCTATTGTGAAGATGTACCACAGGGCGCACAGTTTCAGTTCGCTTCGCCTTATCCCAACTGCAAAGAAGCCGCTTATGAACATTGGATTGTTCGTGAAATTGTTGATGGTGGTTTAGCCTCTAAATATGCTTACTTTTATTTGCCAACGTTATGAAGAATACTGTAAAAATTCGCATTACAAAAATGGAATATAAACGTAACTGTGAAAACTTTTGTAATACGGTTTTAATGTTACGTAAAGCCCGCAATATAGGTGATGAAGAAACGGTTAATCATTACGTATTAAGCCGATTAAACAGCCAGAAAGGGGACAAATTTGATTTTGAAATTCTTTAATACTAAATAATCATGAAAGCCATTGTAGAAAACCCGCTTTTGGATATGCGTGCCTACGCAGCTAGTTTATTCGTTGAAATTCTTAACGAAATAACTGCCTGTAAAAACGAAGAAGAATTACGTCGCTGTATAAGATTATTAGAAAAACGCCACAAATATGATAAACCAGAATTATCATGGTATTTCAAATGGGGGTTTGGTCATAATCATTTTTGGGTGAGCGACCTTAACGGAGTGCGTCTGATATTTGTGGAGTTTTAAGAAACTCCACTACTTATGCGTATATTTCACAAAATTTATTAACTTCCTAAAATAAAGAAAGATGGATTTAAAAGACAAAAGAATTGTATTTGTAGGGCTGGACGATGTGCTTATTAAAACACATTCTAACAAAGAAAAGCCCGTGGGCGTATGGGACATGGAATTCAACCTGAATGTGTTGGAAAAGCTGAAACAACTCAACCCGATTGCTATCTTTGTTGTAAGCAACCAACCGGACATTCCTACCAAATTACACCCGTCACTGTTCCAAGCGAAGTTCGTGTATGTTATTGCAGCACTTCAGGAATACATTGGTATGACGGTTTTCCCCGCTGGACAGTATGCGCCTGAAATGCCAGAGGGCGAAGCTCCTATCGCTATGCCGAATTCGACTATGTTGTTGACAATGTTTAATGAGTTCCTAGCAACGTCTCGTATGGAGCTTAATAGAGAGGATTGCGTAGTGATTGGTACGGGTGAAGAGTATGCGGGTGCGGCTCAAGCCTTTGGGTGCGATTATTTGGACGTGGCACATTTGTTGGAAGAAGATTTGGGCGAGCCTCTATTCAAGCTCGTATGGAATATTCCGTCCTACGATTTGGTGATTGACCCCGAAAATCAAGCTATTATGGAAAATCTACCGTGGGAATTTGCGGTTCACCGTGCGGAACAGATTAACAAGCTGCCATTTAAACAAGCGGATGTTCTTGTTGTTACTCAAAAATGGGTGGCTCCAAAACCTATGGAACATAAAGAATTTAAAGTAGATGCTCGCAAGTTGTCAAAAGGGGCTCAACGAAAAGTTGCGATGCAAATTAAGAAAGGAGGGAAGAAGTAATGGCTATAATTAACGTAGAACTCCGCATGATGATTGCCGAACGTTTGGCAAATGACAATTACCGTGAAGAAATTAAAGAGGTAAAAGAATCGTTACGCCTGCACCTATTAGCCTACCTCAAGGAGAATTATATTCCTAAAGAAGTACAAACAGTGTTTGAAAAGTATCCACAGTTTTTCAAGGCAGTTGAGGCAATTTACATAGCTTCCTACAACTTTAAGAATTATCTGCCTGCTGAATGGGGAAGCCGTACTCATCACGCAGATATTAATTTCCATGAAAGTTTGCCCTTAGACAAAGAAGAGGTTTACACTTTACTGAAATCCATTCCTAAAGAAAACTATATCCACGAATTAATGCGCAAGTATTTTAAATTGGAAATGGACAGGTACTTTATGGAAAAGCGGTTGAAATGTATTATGCAGACCCAACGGTTCACACCAAAGACATTGGAGCAAGACTTTCCAGAGGCTTACAAAGTGTATTTGGACATTACGACTTCTGATGCTTACGACAGTGCCAAAGAACCAAACGAAGCAACCGCTACCCTCTGTGATAATATTGAAAATATTCGTGCCCAACTAAAAACGAACAGAAATGTTGAAGAAAAAGTACAAGCCAAGTCGGCTGAATAAATGGTACACTAAACACTTCGTTCTGACCCCGTGTATGCGGGGTCAGGCAGAAGTTACTGAAGTAGTGCTTGTTTGGTGGTGTTTTATGTCGTTTTTATATAACGATAGTTTGCTCAATATAATTTGTGCGCATGGCGCAACCTTTATAGAAATATTAAAGAAGGAAATGACACCTATACGCAACAATTTGTTTTTAATGCTAATGGTGAAACTATGTGTATTCCGTCCAGTAAAGGGCGAAGAGAAAGATATTTCAAACAAATCAACGGGATTATTTACGAAATTACGTATGATACCCCACCTGATGAATAACAATTAAATATCAACGATTATGCTAATTTATTTGAATGGAATACCCCTGCAAGGTAATTCAGAAACACAACGGGTTCAATCCGCATTACCTTTGTCACGTATTGTTGAAGTGACGGAAGTGGAACAAGTGCCTAGATTTGATAACAAATGGGTGTTTAGTATTCGTCTTGATGATGGGCAAGTTATATGCTCTGAACCTTGCGAAATTCAGCAAGAAGCTGAAATGCGCCAATTGTCCACAGTAAGTCAAATTAATGCTTTAGAGGTCTACGAGCACCGTTTAAAATGTGATTTGCCCGTGTCAAACATTACTTGTCATTGTGTGGACATTGCTAAAAAACAATTGATACAATTTTCGTTAGACCCGTTGTATCCAGTATTCACTATTAAAATTTAATTTCATGGAAATAGTTAAATATGTCATAGCCTACAAATTTTTGCTCGGAGAATTGCCAAGATATATAGTGCAATCCATAAACATTGACGAAAATCTTGATGCTGATTTTATGCACCGCCTTTGTGAATCATTGGTAAAAGGACGAGAAGTGGCAGACACAAGGCACTTTGGCAAACCTTATATTATTGGGGCTTTTGCTAACAATTCGAAGTTTCCTAATTTTTGTTTTGCATGTAACACAAACGCTGATTTAAGTATTTGTCGTACCTGCAAAATGAAAAAACAGGCGTTGCAGGCTTTAAAAGAGCAAGAAACCCCTGATAATTTAGGTCAGGAACAGGAAAAGCCAAGTTTTGACCCGAATAATACGCCAAAAGAAAGAATGAAAGAGCCGTATTATTGCTTCGTTTACGAAGGAACATTTATGAAGATGTCAGAAAATGGTGACAATCCTCCTATCAGCAAGCTAATATTGAAATTTTACGAAAAGAAGCCTCTTGTTCTTAACGAATGGTTGCAGAACAAATTCAAGGAAGAATTTGAAAAACAACAAAAAGAATTCGGCTGGAGCTTGGTAGGTTTGACCCTCGTTAATGTTGAGCCAACAGGCAGTTATTCTGACCCCTCGTGTTTCCACCCTAACGAACCTTATAGAATGTATTGGGTACGTGTGCAGGATATGTCACAGAAAGGGGGTGGCGTAAACTGGATTCCAGGATTTGAACAGAACGGTAAAATGTGGAGTGTTATCGGTGAATTACTTGACCCCGACAGCCCAGATGACACCCGTCCTTTTAAGGATTCACCTTTTGAAGATTACGTAGTAGTCCGTAAACCTGGAAATTAGCCCTCTATTGCCATTTTATATTGAGCACCGGACAATTGCTTCGGTGCTCTTTTTATTTGCCTGTATAGACGCTTAAAATGCGTTATGCTTTGTGGAACTTCTTTTGTGTTGACTGATGAAAATTGCGTATATTTACACACTCTTAAAAATGCGTAGAAGAGTTAGTATTAACTTAAAATTATCAAATCATGTACAAAGACTTTGTAAATGTAACCCCTGAAAGCGGTGGCGCAGGCACTACTCCGATAGCTGTTGCCGCTGATGAAAACGAAGGAGCTGCACGCAGCACTTCACTCAATATTGCGGGTGGCGGTGTGACACGAACTGTCTCTATCACTCAAAAGAAAATGCTTGTGGAAAACCAAATTGAAGTTAAATATTGGTTAGACGCAGCAACTAGCGGGGCAGGCAAGTCAATTTATTTGGAAGCCTATGCAAACAATGATGTAGCAAGCAACCTGAAAATTAACTTTAGCATTGACCAACAGGGACCGACAGGCGAATGGGAAACCAACACTCCAGTAGAAATACTGATAAATACTGGAGATAACGCTTCCACAACTTATGAAATTCCATATTATGATTACAGATGGCGTTTTCATGAAGAAGTGGCTACTATTACCCCTTCTCAAGATGAAGATTTTATTTATGATTTTGCAGGATTCATTGAAGAATTTAGGGCTCCAGAAATTGGTATCTGGAAAATAAACACGCTTGCAGGAGAACCAAATGGAGGAGAAGCAACAAACCCATCAGTCGTTTATCAAGTTTCTTCAAACGCTGACTTCAAAAAAGTTTTGACTTTTGCTTCTTTGGGTGGAGTTACTTTTTATGATGAAAGCGGTTCAGCAAGTATGACACTTACTTGGTTACAAATTCAATATTCAGATGAAATTGGGCAAAAGCCATACGCTATTTCTGTTCGGGGTGGCTTTACAGGAGTATCAGAATTAAACACTATGCTTTGGAGTGGTAAATTCCAAAATGGAGTTATTAATGCAACTTATCAAGCCCAATTTAAAATAGATGGCGTTATTCGCCATTTTAAATGGCGAATTCAAGGAGCACACATTTAACGTATAAATAACGGGGAACTCCGGTTCCCCTATTGTTTCACTTAATAATTATAATTATGAAGAAAGATTTTGTAACAATTACCCCAGATACGGGGGGGCTCGGCTACTCCACAAGTAACCGCTGACGCCAATGTGACGGCACAGTCACGCTCAACAACTCTCAATTTTGATGCCAACGGAAAGCAGCTTAAATCCGTTCAAGTCAATCAACTCGGTATTCCATGGTTCATAAATGTGTGTACCGCCATTCAGGGCGAAATAACTGAAACCAATACAAACGTCGGTCACTTGTTAAAAGAGGTGGACTTTTCTCCTAGTGGAGACGGTGGTAGTATGCAAAATATTCCATTCTTTCAGTATGATTTTGAAATAAGTAATTTCAATTACACCAGTAAGACGGCTTGGTATTTAGCTCTGGAAGCTAATATATTAGGTACTTTGATTGATACCAATACGGAATATTTAATTCTGGAATTTGATTTAGGCAAAGGAGATGGGTGGGAACGAATGGAATTTATGTGGGAAAATACCTTTGAGGGCTATCAATATTGGCGCAATACGACACCCAACGTTTACCCCAATGAATATCCGACAGTTAAAACTGTCCAAATGCGAGTTGGAATTGGTGATAATATTGACCCAGAGCCTATTCATACTTATCTTGCTCAATTTACAGTAAATATCGTATTAAGCCCCCGACCCTAGCGTAGCCGACATGATTTGATTACGCATTTGGATAAGCCGGAAAATTTTCCGGCTTTTCTTTGTTAATCCAATTAATCTGCCTATCTTTGGGGCGTCAAATTAAAATGGATTTAGTTATGGTAGTACAGCTAGTTAAAACAACAGTAAAGGCGGCAGCCGGAGTTAAAGAAACGAATTACGCTGCAATTTTAGATGCAGATATGCGACAGGTGGGATTTATTACCGATGAAGGAATTTTCCTAGAACTGTATAACTCCAAATTACAGGCGTGCGGGGTAGGTGCATACCAGAAAATAGATACAGGCGATGCCAAACCGTTTAGATGGTTGTGCAAGATAGTAGAAGATAATTGGGACGCTATGTACGACCGTTATACTTTGGCGATAAAAGGATAAGGAAAGATATTTGGATACACGTATAATAGACGTTGACATAACATTATCTTATTATTTAAGCGAAACACCTTTTAAGTTTATCCAGAAGCGTCTGGAGTTAGCAAGATGAAACCCGTGAGGGCGAATATTGTCGTAGTAACAAAAGTTTTAAAGATTATGTTTATTGATTGGCACGGGGCGGAGAATATTCTCCGCCCTTGCTTTTTCAAAGAAATTGATTTACCTTTGTATTTTAAACAACCAAAACGATGAGACCTTTAGTGATAGTTGGAACCTGCAAAGAATTGCATAAGTGCGCTCGGTTGCTTGACAGGTTTGGATATATACCTGTCAATTGCCGGATACCTACGTGTGACAATCACGATGGAGGCTTCATTATACTCAACCGTGAGGGAGAGTTTAGGTTTTCAACATGCAATTTGTACGCAAATTTAAACTGTATGGTAACAGCCTCTGACTTCCTAAAGAATTACGGGGGTTTAGGAATACGCAGCCCGTACAGCCTAAAGAACGTCTATTTTGCCTGCACGCTTGGTTTGTTGGTTATGGGTATGGAAGGAAGCCTCCCTGTCGGAAGAATGTGGCTATTGGCTTTCTTTGCTATTAATATACCACTGCATTTTAAAACGATTAAAACATGGTTTACACATGGGAAAGAAAGAAAATTTGGAAAAAGAAGAGCAGAAGCTGATAAAGATTAAGTTACTGCTCATAAAGGATTTTGAAGAACTGGATAAGGGGGAGTTACAAGTATTGCGTAACTACACCCGTGAAGTGTACCACATTGCGGGCGAAATAAAATTGGGCGTAGACGAGTTGCTTAATGCTTATCTAATTTTTAAACGCAAGTTTATCACCACTTTGGAAACTGTTGCGGTATGTCCATATCCGATGGTAGAAGCGGGTGGAAGTTTTGTAGCTGCACAAACTACGTATGCTCCAATAGCTGTCACGACGTTTGACGGAGTTTTTAGCTCTTCTAAGGAAACTTTCACTATTAACGAATGGCAAAGTTTACCCGTGCTTACAGTGTTCTATTTTGACGACCGTACCGAGGTGTGTTGTCTTGCTCCTAATGGACATTTTTGCCGGATAACGAGTAAGATTTTGCAGTTTGATATATAATGCGTATATTTGTTGCATCAGTCATGAATGAAGTTGAAATGGTGTTTGAAGGCGAGCCGCTTTGGGTAGTGATACTAGAGGCGGCTCTTTTTATATCAGTACCATAAAAAGAGCCCCGTTTCACAACGGGCTTTCTTCGTCATAATCCATGATTATGGAAATAAAAGGAATTATTCTAAGAGATATTGTATATTAATTTCTAGGCTTTACGCCTTTCTTTTCAAGAAGTGCTTTATATTCATCAACTGGAAAATACATTCGTCCAAACTTTTCAGCCCACTTTTCAGGATAAATAGTAACGTACTTGTCATGGTCGTGAATAGTGGCACAGGCGATGATACTTGGTAGTCCAATAATTAGCAAGTAGAGCCACCCTGACCAACGGGAATTAATGTGATGCCCGTATTCGTGGCTAGCCGTGTCCAATCTGTTGTAAGCCACCTCACTAATGATAATGAAATGTCCAAGTGTGACACTACTCGTACCACTCTTTTTAAAGTAAAAAGCACCTCCGCAGTACCCAATGTACCGCCAACGTGTGAAAATGGCTAATAGAAGCCCTAAGAGGCTTTGTGGCAGCATCCAAACGATGAGCAACAGGTGCACCAACACACAAGTGAGTTTCCCTTTTGGGTTAAACAGTGGAAAATCATCCTTTGTGACATCCACGCAAAAATTTTCATTCTGGGCGGTTTTGAAATCTTCGTTACCGCTCGCAGTCTTGGTTTGTAGTTTTTCTTTCATAAGCCAATAATTTTCGGCAAATTTACAAATTATTTTTCTCAATAAAATCCTCTACTTCACTGTCAGTAGCGGGTCTAATCTTTAGGATATTCAGGTTATCCAAGTCAGATTGTAAAATAGGAAAAGGCAACCGAGTCCGTCCTGACGGAGTAATATACCACCTGTTTTTGTCATCTCGCAAAAGGATGGTATCTGGTGTATCTTCGTCTACAAAGATTTCATCCGTGTAGGCTAACATCATTTCTGACCATTCCTTTTCTAGTCCTTCTTTTGGTGCTCGGTTCAGCCCTGTTCCACTGCCTAGTTTGGGGTTAAGGAAATCTTCTTTGGTTGGTGCAGGTGTTCCACTACCTTGCAAACCTGTTAGGAGAGTGGTGGTGTGATGTTGTGCGTTTTCCGCAGTAAGACGGGTCACCTCTGCCACTAGTTGCTCTTCTCTGATAGCGTAGTCATTCACTTCACGTTGGAGCTCCCTAATTTGTTTGTCCTTAACAAATATCTGTTTTTGTAGGCGGTCAATTTCCGCTTCCAAATTTAATTTCTGCAATATTTTTTCTTTTTCTGGCATAATCTTTTTGGATTGTTACAGAGCTTATACGTTGTCGGGGTTATCTTTCCAAGACTTTTAGGAATCACCGCTGAGGATTTTTGTCATAAGGGGGCTCCAGGGGTTTCTTTTTGTTTTATATTAGCAATGAATGAGTTATTACGTAGTAATAACGAAATGAATTAATAATATAAAACAATTGATAATCAATGATAATCAACTACTTCACGCACGTGTGAGGCTCTTCCCAACCCCTTGTGCACGTGCATGTGAGGGGCGTGCACGTGCATGTGAGGGGCGTGCATGGACATGTGAGGGGCGTGCATGGACATGAGGACTGGACAGATAGGAAATATGGACTGACACCACGATGATGCGTATAAGGGTCAAAAGCCAATTGGGAGCGTCACATCTGTGGCACTATCGGCTCCGGTAACTAGGCTCATGCAGATATTGACTTCAGGTTTATCTCACATTTGTCTTGTTTGAATTTTTAAGATTTGTTTTGTTTTTATTTGACATTGATTGGGGCAGGGGGCGCAAAGCCCCCAATCTCGCCCGTTCTTCCCTAATTAGATTAGACGTTTAGGAATTAGTTAAACTTTGCGTATCTTTACAGCGATAAATTTGTTTTTGAACTAAAAAGATACAGATATGAAAACAGGTTACTCAAAAAGTTTTTGGATTTCTATATAAGACTTGTTTGGCTAATCCGGGCGGAATACCAAGCCCGACAGCCATACAGAGAGCCTTTGCAGTGGGCACACCGACAGAAGATTTGACGGCTGCAACTTTTGAACCTGACAAGGAACAACAGCCTGAAGGATTTTTGATTATTCCGCTAACAAGCGGGGATATCAAAGTACATTTGGCTGGAGCACCTGCTTTTGAGGATTATACTATCAGCGGAGTAGAAGTAGACGCTAGTTTAGGCGTGCCGATGCTTTACTTGGTGGATAAGGTTTATGTAGACGGAATGACATTGCCTGTTTTATTTTGGGTTGGTTCACTAATTGTATTAATTGTAAAATAAACAGAAATATGGAAAAGAAAATTTCTTTGGCTACATTTGAACAGGTAGCCGCAGATAATGGTTATGAAGTGTTTACCGCTGAAGAGGTGGCTGCATACTACAAAGATGGCTTGCAGAAAAGCATGAAGAATGAATTAACTTCTGATGAAAAGGAGTTGTTTGCGGCTGACATTGCTTTCTTGCAAAAAGCCATTTGTATTGATGAGAATGGTAAAGAGGTGACACGTTATTTCCGACCGGAACAAGTGAATTGGGAAAAGACAGAAGATGGCGTGCTGTTGAAAGGTATTGCCGGAGTTTTTGCCGATACCCCTACTAACAGAAAATTGAATCGTGTTGGTGAGGCTTTTGTACCGTCACCGGATTTTATGAAGTCTTTGGAAAGCGAGGAAATTGACGAAGACATTATTAAAGCCATGAGAACAGGGCGTTACGCTGATACTCCTGAAGATCGTAGACTGCACCGTGTCGGTCAACCTTATGCAAAGCGTGAGGGCAAAGGCACAGAAGAAACTGACAAAGAAAAGAAGCGTGTGGGCGATACAAAGGCTGAAATAGAAAAGTTGGACGCTAAGTATGGCAAAGTATATGCCGCCCTAGGAAAACGCAAACAAGAAGCCTTAGAGAGAGGAGATAAGGCAGAGGCAAAACGTATGACGGATGCCATTGCCCGCATGGAAAAGGAACACGATGCTGAATACGCCAAACTTAAAGAAAAAGAGGGTGGTGAAAAAGGCGACGAAAAACTGCACGCAAAAGCCGACGAACGTAAAGGTGGTGAAAAGGGTGATAAAAAGCTGCACGAAGAAGCTGAAAAGAAAAAGAAAGAGCCCAATCCGGGTTCCAAGAAAAATCCTTTGAAGATAGACAGCATTAAGGATATTCACAAAGATGCCGCCTATCAGAAAATTACCATTGACGGTCACGAAGCTACTATTGTGAACCGTGGCACATACGACGAAGATACTCACAAGCCGATATATTATGTTGAAGCAGGCAGTCAGACGCACGCATATACAGGCTTGGACATGCTGAAAGAAAAGATTGAGGAATTTGTGCGTGTTGCCAATGGTGGAAAGGCAGACAGTGACGATAAAAAAAAGTGAAGTAACACCCTCTGAAGCATCCAAATCTTTCTTTGAAAGCAAATTTAAGAATTTAAAATGGAAGAAAGGTGATGATGAAGATTACCCAAGTGTTGTCGCTCACAAGAAATTTAGAGGCGTGCCTATTGATATAGAAATTGATGAAGATGGGCAGGGAGAAATTATTATTGGTGATGCCGACGAAGGAATTGAGTTTGGGGCACTTACATCTGAAAAAGCCGCAAAGGAACTTTGGGATACTATTTTAGAGGAACTTGAATATTACGAGGATTAAAATTAAGAAAAATGGAAGATTTATTAATGAAATCAGTGAATAAACATTACTTTCCTGAAAAGGAACGTAAAGAGCTAGCCAAAGAGGGCGAAGCCATGCCAGATGGTTCTTTTCCTATTCGTAACGAACAAGACTTGAAGGACGCCATACGTAGTGTCGGTAGAGCTAAAGACCCCGCAGCCGCTAAACGGTGGATAAAGAAGCGTGCCAAAGAAATGGGTAAAGAGGCAACGTTACCGGAAGATTGGAAATAATTTAAGAATTTCGGTGGCACTATCTGGGATATTCGTTTTAAATGTTTATCTTTGTAGTGCCACTTTAATTTTGATTAGATATGGACGATATAGAAAAATCACGCCACGGTCGGTATGAAGACAACGCTAAGAACAGGCGGCTTCATCGTGTAGGTCAAGAATATGGCAGTAAGAAGCAGGAAGACGAAACTGTTGACCCTAGCAAATTAACTCTTGACCAATTACATAAGGAAATCAATGAGTTGGGGCACATATTAGGCGGTAGGATTAAGGATGGTAGACGTACAGAAGATGTGGAAAAGCGTATTTCTGATTTGCTTAAATATGCTCCCGATAAGGTATTGGAAAGCACCTTAGAAGCTCTTAGGACAAATGTCAAGCCAAACCCGACCGCAAAGATTGCCGCCAAACTGACGGAAATGGAAATTAACCGTCGCAAAACAGAGGGTTCTGCAAAACAGACTGGAAAGAAAGAAGAAACTCCTAAGGAAGAGCCAAAAGCAAGTTCTACACAAGAAGCAATGGCGAGGGATTGCACCTTTGCATGGATAGACCCGCTAACTGGACAGCAACCCGAAGTTGTGAGAATAACTTGTGCTCCAGATAATAAAACAATTAAGGTTAGAAAAAGCCAGAAATCAAAGTCGGATTTACGTAAAAATATTTTAGAAGCTACAAAAGAGACTGGACGTTATAATTTTTCTTATGGATGGGTTAGCGGTAAGGATAGTGCGGGGCATATAATAACCGCTGAAAGGCACGCTGACGGTAATTTGACCTTTTACGACCCTCAAAATGGGAAGAATGTACCTATGATAGAATTATTGGACGAGGTTAGTCCTAAATATTTGTGCAGGATAATTCGAGTAGATAATTTACTCATTAAACCAAATATTGTTAAAGATTACGCAATGCATTATGAGTAAAATGACAGAAGAGGTAACTCGGGCGATAGCCACGAAGTTCCTAGGAGGAATAGAAGGATTTGAATTGATTAAGTTGGAAAACTACAAAAATTATGTAGTTTATTTTGCTTTTCCAGATGGTGTGACAGGTGAAATAAATGTCGGACTTCCTATTTATGTACTGATTGATAAATTGGGTAAAGCCCGATACGCCACGGATAAAGAAACTCATGAATTAATGAGGCGTGCGAATCCTGACGAGGAAGAGGACGAGGACTAGCGGCTTTCCAATTTACTCTTTTTATTATACATTTGTACCGTTTAAAGGTAGAACTAAAACATAGAAAAGATGAAGAAATATGTTTATTCAAAAGGTGAAGAAACAGTAACCGTTGAAACCGATGGTCTAGCGGCTATCAATAATTTTATGGTGACAGGTCTTATCGGTCAGAATTACGGTGGATTGGTACACGCTGGATTGGCTTTTAAGATGGGTGATACAGTAAGCATTCCGGAAATGCTGAATGCAGCTAAAAGATGCGAATGTAAAGTAGAGTGTTACGAGGGTGGTACACTTATCATTGATGAAAGTGCTGACTTTACAGGTGGTGAACCTGAGCCGAAGGGAATTATTTTTGGTTTGCAACTTGGTGTCGCTTATAACGAAGCAACTTACAACAGTGTAGTTCCGGCTTCTTATGTTGAGCAATACCCGTATTCAGCTAGCAAAGATGTTTTGCCGTGGTTGGTGGCTAAGTTTAACAAACAGGGGGCAGATGACGATGAATATCAGGTTAAAGTTTGGGCAGACGATGCACAACTTTCATTTAAAAATGTGCCTGAAAGTGTCGGCACTGTCAGCGAAGATGGTAAGGTGCTTACTTCTAAAATGAAGGAGTACATTATGTTTGACATCGTACGTGACCTGACCATTTACAATCCAAAGGCGGTGACTTGGTTTACAATTCAATTCATTTACGATAACCGTACATACGAAGCAAAGGTATTTGTCACTCCTAATACGATTTAATTATGGGTAATAGAGGGAAACGTCAAAGACTGAACCAAGCCCAACGGGGAGCCACGCAACAGGCTCCCTTTGAAGCATTGGAAGGTCTTAGTATGGAGGAACTGAACGCATTAGCGTCAGCCGCTCCGATAGCCCTACGCAACAGGCTAGAGAAGTCTTTAAACTCTGAAAATTTTGAAGAGGTGCTAAAGGCTCAGAATTTTATAGCACAGCAAAAAGGCGGACGCAAACTTCCCCAACCTGAAATAAAATCAATTCTTTGGAACCCGTCTGAAATTGGTTTCAATGGTAAAGGATATCGCGACCCTGCAACGGGCTTTTCTTTTAATACGCTCAATCGCATGGGCGATATCTTTATTATTAAATCCATTATCAATACTCGTATTGAGCAAGTGCAAAACTATCTCAAATACAGTAATGATGACCAGAAGCCCGGATATCAGATACGTTATAAACAATCTCCGGGGTCAGTGGGTGATAAGAATAAAAAGGAACTTAGTGATAAAGACAAGAAAATTGTTGATTACATTGTTAAGTTTCTGGAAGAGGGCGGGGAAAATGAGAAGTGGGACTGTGAAGATAATTTCCAGGAGTTTACCCGCAAGGTGCTAAACGATAGTTTGCGTTTAGACCAAATGTGCTTTGAAGTAGTACGTAGTCGCGATTTGAAGTTAAAGAAGTTTCGTGCCGTGGATGGTGCGTTAATTCGGCAGCTAGATACGAACGACCCCCGCTATGCGCAAATGTTTGAACAGTTCCGATGGCATGGGTATCTTCCCCGTTATGCTATGGTATGGGATGGGCAAATTATTCGCCACCCTGTTACAGGGGAATATGTAGCTTTTTATCCTTGGGAGCTTGGATATGGCATACGTAATAAGACAACTAATGTATTCAAGAATGGCTACGGATGTAGTGAATTGGAAACATTGGTAGAAATTGTTACGTGGATATTGTGGGGTATGCAGTATAACGGAAACTTCTTTAAACAGGGAAGTCAGCCGAAAGGTTTTATTAATGTAAAGAACGGGAATATTGACCAAGGAACGTTAAACGAGTTTAGACAGGATTGGAAACAAACAATGTCTACCGTTTACAATTCTCACAAAATACCCGTTGTACAAGGCATAGACCTTGAATGGATTGACTTACAAAAGAATAACCGTGACATGGAGTTTACTGAATGGGTGAAATTCCTATTAGTGATTGCATGTGCCGTATATCGCATGGACCCGAGTGAATTGGGCTTTCAGTTTGAGGACGCAGCACGTATATTCGGACAAGAGGGACAAAAGGAGCGTCTAGACCATTCTAAACAGAAAGGTTTGACCCCGTTGTTGGTATTTTACCAGAACGTTATTAATAAGTACATAATCAGCGAAATTGACGACCGTTTAGAGTTTGCTTTTACGGGTATTGAAATTAAGGATGAGGAAGCACAAGTTAAGTTAGACGTTCAGAAGATACAGAACGGTTTTGTTTGTCTTGAGGACATGTTTGAGAAATATAGCGGTCGTCCGTTTGACCCTGAAAAGGATACGATACTTAATAGCGTGTACCAACAGGCGCAAAGTGCTAAGATGATGGGTGGTGACTATATGAACGATATTGCCGAAGAAGACAAGACAGATGCTGATAAAGAAATTGACAAGTTATTTATGGAGAAATCTATAAATGGCAATCCAATTTTAGGCACTGCCTTAGAATTTATTGACAAACAATTAGGCAGAAGGAGTTGATATGGAAAGAGCCGTTTCACCAAGAATAAAACATCACGTTGACCCGCTACGTTATCCAAATATTCAGGCGAAGTACGAAATCAAGGCTAAAAATTCGTTTTCGGCTGTCAGGGTGTTTGGTGAGTTGGTGGAAGAAATGGTGGCAATTACCAAGGAGAAGAAATAATGCTGTTTACAGAAAAAGACATAAAACAGATACTAGGTATTATTGATACAGCGGTGGCGAAAATGGTTGCGGAAACACTAGGTAAGGACTACTTAACGCAGGCAGATTTGACAATGCTGAAAAACAGGGGCGTGGACTTGGTTAAATTAATACCCAAGTTTCCGTCCCACTATCAAGCCTTTCTATTTGGTCGTGTTTCGGCTGCCATTGGAACGCAGGCGTCTCGGTCAATGAGTTATACTGATTTTGAGAAGTTTCTGGCAAATATGGGCTTATTTGCTCCTACTACGAGGGAAATGGCTTTTTATAGTATAGCCGCCAAGAAAACATACACTCACATAAAGGGGCTAGGGGAGAGGCTTAAAAATGATGTAAGGGCTTCTATAGACGCAGAAGAGATAAACTACCTTGCAGCACAAGAAGCGGCACGCCAAAAGGGTGAAGAGGTGTTAGCTAAAGAAATAGCTGATGGCACACTGGAAAAACGTACTGTCCAGAAAATTACTTCCAATATTGCCAATCAGATGAATGATTGGCAAAGGGATTGGGGGCGTATTGTAGAAACAGAATGTCAGGATGTGTACAACATGGGACAGGCGCAATATATGATGACATTAGCCCCCGACCCGTTGGTATATTTTGATGTCTTTCCTGGAGCGTGCAAACATTGCATCAGGTTGTTCCTAACAAATGGAGTTGGAAGTAAACCTCGTGTTTTCAAACTTTCTACGTTGCTTGCCAATGGCACTAATTACGGGGTAAAAGTACGTGATTGGAAGGCTACCATTCATCCCGTCCATCCGTTTTGCCGTTGCGATTTGCGTTATTTGCCGCAAGGTTACGAATGGAATGAGGAGACAGGTAGGTTTGAGCCGCCTAAAGATTATAAGCCACAAGTAGAAAGGAAAAGCAAAGTTAAAATAACAATCGGAAATAAAGAGTATTTAGTATGAACCTGAAAAAGTTGTTAGGGCTGCAAACAGCCCAAGAAAAAGTTGAAGAATACAAGGGGTACAAGAACCGCTTGAAACAGCTTGATGAATTGGGACAGGAGTTGGCTGATAAATTTATGTTGCAAAAGTCAATCATAGATGATATTGCCACGTTGCCCGAGAGCAAACGAACTGAAGTGTTTGACAGTTATAACGCCTTTATGAAGAGCCACCAAAAAGAAGTGTCAGCAGCCGTTTCTGAACGGGCACGCATTATTAAGTCCATGGAAAAGTTACGTAATGACGATGAAGTGGGTAAAGCGTGTAGTGACATTGATTTGTTGGATGAAGCCCGTAGTAGGTTTAAAGCGGGCACACTTGCAAAATCGGTTTATTTTGACATTATAAAGAGTGTTACAGGTGAGCCGACAAAGTATGCTGATGTGCTTGCATTTAACAAGCAGGGTCAACTCCTCATTTTGCATCGTGTGACCGATTTTACGCCTAATGGAACAGTTTGTATTCCTGGAGGGCACGTTGACCCAGGAGAGGACTTTATGACGGCTGCATTGCGGGAATTAAAGGAAGAAACCAATTTAGACCCTCTACCTGAAGCGGGTGTTCTTGAATTGGGGGAGTACAAAACGGCTGATGCACATATTAAGTATTATCAAGTAGCAGTTGACGAATTTCAACCTGTTACGTGCGATGCGATGGAACATTGTTATCACGAATGGATAAATCCTGCCGAAGTACCTTTGCGTCCGTTTATTTTTGACCAAGGAAAAATCGTAACAAAATTTTTGATGCAACCCCATCAGGAAGTTCTTGCTATGCCGTTAATGAAGGCTCTTGAAGAGGGTAGAATTACCCCTGATTTGTTTGTACCTGCATTTAGCCGCATATTAAAGAAAGCTATTGGAACAGATGACGCAAAACCATTGATGCCTGAAAGTATGGATAGCAGCGTTAAGACGATTGCCCAACCTGCACCACCTCCGATGACAAAGAAAAAAGTCATTGTACCCGTACGTGACCCGATGAAGAATTTGGAACAAGTAATGAAAGCCATTGACGGGGAAAGTGAAATAAAAATTGGTGACAGTTGTTTAAAGCTGGATGAGCCTATTGCAGTGTTTGAAACTAAGTACAAGTCCGACCCGACCACCAACCGTTTGACAGAATGTGAAATTGTGTATGACGGAGACGAGGTAAATATGCGAATTTTACTTGATAAAATGAGAAGCGGTTTGTTAGCGGGTTCTGTGAAAGTACGGACACTTAACGATGATTTCTTAATGGCAAATGAAAACGGAACCGATTACGTTGGTGATGCGGTATTTGTGCCTCTTTGAAAAGATTTGTATTTTTGTCCAGAATTTAAACTGTAAGACATGAAAAAGAAAACCTCAAATGATTTTAATTTCTGGTTGCCTATTGATTTTATGAAATCTGAGGAAGCCACCCAATATGAACGGGGGGATGACCGGAGATACGAAAATATGGTCTTTGAGGGTATTGCGAGCGACAGCAGTGAAGATTATCAAGGGGATAGCATGGAGCCAAATGGCTTCGTTATAGATTACTTCTTAAAACACGGGTTGTTCAACTTAGACCACTTAACCGTTCGTGCCAAAGAGCTGAAAAGCCGTTTCTGGATTGGCGAGCCATTGGACGGTAGAATCATCAATAACAAATTTTGGGTAAAGGGTAAACTCTGGTCAGAAAGCCCCGAAGCCCGTGCCTTTTGGGACAAGTGTATTGAGATGAAAGAGAGTGGCAGTACACGACGTCCAGGAATGTCCATAGAGGGCAAGGCACTGGAGCGTGACCCCAAGAATGAAAAGCATATTACGAAAGCAATTATCAATAATATTGCGTTAACGTTTACCCCTGTAAACTTTAACTCCTATTTAGATTTTGTTAAGGGTGTGCAAGAGCAAGATTTCATTCCTACGGGTTCTCTTATCAAAAGTCGTTTGGATAGAGACATTATGTTTGAAAAAGTTATCGGAGATAAACGGATAGTTATTGATTCAAAATTCCGAATTATTGAAGAGAAAATTTGATAGGACATTTTTAGGAAAAGAAATTAAGCTATAATTTTAACCAAGAAAAATTGAAGATTATGTATGTATTAACATCAGAACAAAAAGAAGACGCTTTGGTTAAATCGCTATTAAGTAGTGATTTTTCTGAAGAGACAGTAGCGGAGTGGATTGCCACAGGTGCTATTGACTTGGCTAAGTCTACGCAGTACGGACCCGATGACCACGGAGAGGGTGCAGGGGATGACGTTCATGAAAAGCGTGACAAGAAGCAAGAAGAGGACGAAAAGAAGGAAAAGAAAGAAGTTGAGGACGAAGACGAAGATGCTGATAAAGACCTTGAAAAAGGTAAAGGCAAGAAAGATTGCGACATGGGCGGTGATAACAAACCTGACATTGCAAAGTCTTTGGGCTTGGATGCTTTCTACAAATCTATGTCCGAAGAGATTTTGGGCGCAGTAAACACGCAGAACGAAGAGATTTTAAAGTCTATTCCTGCAATTGTTGAGCGTACTTGTGAAGCGTATTTCAATCCCGTAATAGACCGCATTGAGAAGTCTATGGAAGGAATGAAAACGGCTATTGAATTGTTTGGTAAACAAGCTCCAAGTTTCAAAACTTCTGGTTTGAGCCAAGCTATCATTGAAAAAAGTATTGCCGAGGGCGGTGGTATCAAAGACCAAGTAGGTAAAACTTCCTTGAGTGCAAGCCGTGACCGTTTGGTGGTACGTGAACTTATACTTAAATCCATTCAGGAAGAGGAAGACAAAACCCTTGCGAAGTCATTGAATGACAATGCAATGGCATACATTCTTGACCCGATTGGTGGTGCTATTGGTGAACCTGTTGCACAATACCTGTACGAAAAGAAAGGCGTGCGTCTAGTTAAATAATTTCGTGAAGTGAAACTTTTAAGATTAAAATAATATGGATTTATACAATTATCAAGGGCAGAACAACGATAATCCGTTGGAAAGCATGACCGCTGACGAAATTTTGAAAGCGATGGAAGCTGGTCTTATGACTGGTATGCAGTACGATAATCAGCTCAATAACGGTGGAGGTTTGAAACCTGAGAGCTTGGATTACGTGCTGAAGAATTTGGAAAACCGTTTAGACCAATTGGTATTCTGGAATGAATTGCCACGTCAACGAATTGAAAATACCGTTCATCAGTACAATCAGTTGTACAAATACGGACAGAACGTGGGTATCTTCAATTCTGAAGGCGAAACCCCGACAGAAACCGACAGTATTTACAGACGTAAATCTATCGTAGTTGCGTTCTCTGGTGTGACTGGACAGGTTACTCATCCGGGTATGATTGTGAAAACCGTTGTCGGCAGTTTGTACACTAAGGAAGTTGAAAACAAAACTATCTTGTTACAGACAGAGTTGGACAAAAAGGTTATCACTTCTAACCGTTCCAAAATTGAACAAGAGTTTGACGGTGTGTTCGCACAACACGTAGAGGGTATTAACGATATTACAGGCGGTTTGCTTGGTAAGACATCTGAACAGGTATTGGATGCTTATTTTGGCGACGTATCTGTAATCAACGCAAACGGTTCAGTATTGAACGACCGTATGGTTGAAGATGCTGCACAGGCTGTTGTTAACGACCGAAACGGTGTTATTGACCGTATCGTTTCAGCTCCTATTGTGTTTAACAACTATGTTAAACTGTTCCACGAAAGCAAGCGAGTTATCGTAGGAATGGCGGGTGGCGTTGTTGGCGCAACTATGGGTCAGTCTGTAAACGACATCCAAACTCAATTCGGTAAAGTTTCTGTAAAAGCCGACAAGTTCTTTGATTGGGCAGAAGCTATCAAGTTGGGTAATGCTAAAACTTCCGATAAAGCACCGAACGCTCCTATCGCTGATACATCAGCTCCGGCAGCAGCTTTCGTTGATGCTAAAACGAAGTTCGGTACAGTTCACGCAGGTAATTACCTGTATGCTGTAACAGCTAAGAACCGTTATGGTGAAAGTGAACCTACTTTGTTGACTACTGACGCTTTGGCAGTTGGTGCAACTCAATCAGTAGCGTTGAAGTTCAAGAGTGCAGGTTCTTCTGCATATCCTGAAACTTGCTTCGTTATCTATCGTACCGAAGTAAATCCGGTGTCTAAGGACATTGCTGATTTCTATCCAATTTTTGAAGTAAGCAAAACAGAGCTCGCAGCAGGATGGGACGGTGCAGCCGAAAACACTGTTAACGACCGTAACCGTTGGATTGCTGGATGTAAATCCGCTTTGATTTACTTTAATGACAGCGAAATCAACGAATACCTTGAATTGGGTGGTACGATGAAACTTGACTATGCTATTGTCGGTCCTCGTCGTTCGTTCTCTGTATTGAACTACGGTTCTCCGGTATTGTATCAGCCAGGAAAAATCGCACGTATCATCAACATCGGTAAAATTGGACTTCCGGTTTAACCAATAAGATACGTATAATAATGACGGGGTGTGGGGTTTACCCCTACACCCCGTTTATTTTATAAACTAATAAACAAAAGAGATTATGAAATTATTTTATGCAAAGGTCGGCACACAAGTTGTCAACATTAACGGAACAAGAGTAAAGTTTGACAACTGCATTGCAGAAGTAGAAGACGCATTTGGTGAAGAAGCTCTTGCACTTGGACTTCCGGGATTGTATGAGGACGGAACACAGCCCGCATTTCAAACTCCTAGAGAGGTTGCATTACAAGCAAGTGCGGCAGACAGAGAAGAATTTTTGAACAAAGAACTTGGACGCCTGACTAACATTAAAGCAGCGTTGGAGCAACAGCTTAAAGAAGCCCAAGCGGAAATTGAAGTGTGGAAATCGGAGTATCAAAAGGAGCACGATTTACGCATCAAAGAAGTCGGTAGTAAGGGCGCACCTCAAGAACCTGTAACAGCACCCGCTCCAACGGAAGAAGCCCAAGCAGAGCTCACAGAAGAGGAAAAATTGCGTGCAGAATTGGAGCTGATGACCAAAGCGCAAATTTTGGAATTTGCTAAAGAGGCAGAAATTGACATGACGCCTATTGCGAACGGCAAAAAGCCGGAAATGATTAACTTTATCATGGAACAATCTAAAGGAGAATAATCGTTATGGGAAAACTTACATTGACGATGAAATACCGCAAGAACGAAGGGATGATTTTAAGCTCGACAGAAATTTTTGCGATATACCTGTATGGAATTAAAATACAAGGCGGAGACGGTACAAGTTTCAGCCCCGAAAGTATGCGCTTCTATATACAGGCAGCGCAACAGGAAGTAGAAAATTATTTCAACTTGAAATTGCGTTATCAGTTCATCGCCCTTGAAAAGTTGACCTTTTACCGAGCCGACTATTGGCAGTCATTCCCTATATTATTCACAAACTACCCCGTTAACAGACCAATTTCGTTGACGGGGCGGTTTAACCAATTGGAGCAAATAAGCTACCCGACGCAATGGCTTACTAATACCCGTAACAGCTACGGACAGTATAAGCGTCGTGTGTCTATTGTGCCAACAGGAACAGCCGTTGCGACTGCAAATGCCGAGGTTATTCTTAGTGGATTGACTACGCAGTTAGGCAGTCAGCATTTCTTGATGATACCTGATTATTGGGATTTACAGTACATTACCGGATTTGATTTGGATAACATGCCTATGGATTTAATTAATCTTGTCGGCAAGTTAGCAACGTTCGGTCCGCTAGGTATTGCGGGAGACCTTATATTGGGCGCAGGTATTGCGGCTCAAAGTTTAGGTGTGGATGGTCTAAGTCAATCTATTAGTTCTACTTCCAGTGCAACGAACGCTGGATATGGGGCGAGGTTGGTTCAATATGAACGTGAAATCAAAGAGACGGTAAAACGTATAAAATTAATTTATGACGAAATTAAATCAGCCGTCTTATAAATAGGAGAATACACGATGGGAAATAGACCAATTAATAGTAGTAATTCGCCCGATATGTTTGGTCAGCCTGCTGTCTATTTTAGACCCAAGGATTTTGACGCTGCAATATGGTCTCACGGGTATGACATTACCTGTGAGCGAGCTATTAGATGTCCGTGCCAAGGAGCTTCTGGAGCACCTATGCCGGGATGTCAGAATTGCCACGGTTCAGGATATTTCTATGTTAATCCAATACAAACGAGGGCACTAATCACAGGGCTAAACCGAATTACTCAATACGTACAGTGGGCTCCAGAATTAATGGGAACGGCTGCAATAACTGTAAGAGATACGGATAAAGAGCTTATCAGCTATTTGAACCGTATTGTAGTAAATGATGAATATGCGTGGTTTACTGAATTAAAAGTAGCTCACACAATGATTGATGACATTGTGGCGGTGTTTCTTTCTTATGCACCAATAGAAATTGAGGCGGTGTTTCTTTATATGGGGGCGGATGTTCCTTTGTATAAGTTAGACCCAACGGTGTACGAGGTATCTCCGAACAATAAGTATTGTGTTCAATTTGCGGCTGGAAATGTGCCAGAGGGGGCAGGGGTGTCCTTCCTGTACAAACACAGGGTAGAATACCACATTATAGATGCCCCACACGAAATTCGTGCCTCTATGCAAGCTAATAAGCAATCAGGAGCCTTAGAAGTGATTAAAATGCCATTGCAGGCAGTAGGCAGGCGGTCACACCTGATAGATATGCAGCGTCCCAATTTTGATGGAAGCGGTTTAATTTTTAATGATTATGATTCCGATACACCTTGATTTGAGTGAAGTAGTGGCGGAGTTTTCTTTAACAGGAGAGCAGGCTACGGAATTGGGGGCTAGTATTATCTCCCGTATTGTTACGGAATATACTAGCAAATGGGAAGATATAGTTGACAAAAATTTACGGCAAACCAGAAAGATATACAAGCGTGCAATGTATGTTGACCGTATAAGCCCGACTGAAGTGATATTTGGTTTGTCAGGTGGCGAGGACGGGTTGGCACTAGCTTTGGAAGAGGGGAAAGATGCGTATGATGAAAAGCCATATTTTGCGGCTTCACCAAAACGTAAAACAAAGAAACTTGGTAATGGGTGGTATTTAACCGTACCATTTAGGCACGCCACTCCGGAAGCGGTTGCAGAAAGTGGAATTTTTCAGTCTGTTTTACCTAAAGAAGTGTATGACATTGCCAAACAAAATGCCGGAGCACCTGTAACAACAGCCCAACTCCCCCCGCAGTTTGCTCAATTGGGGCAGAGGGCGGAACTTAAAACCGCTCAAGGGGTTATTCCTTCCTATACACATAAATCGCCCAAATACGAAGGCTTAGTGAGGTTAAATATATCTTCTACTAAATCTGAGGATAGAGGCGGCTACTTTACATTTAGGCGAGTGAGTGATACGAGTGACCCATTAAGTTGGATACATCCAGGATTTGAGGCTCATAAGTTTATGGATAAGGCTTTGGACGAAGCACAAATTGAAACAGTTGCTTCAATGGCAATTGATGAATTTTTAAGTCAGATTTGATATGATAATAATTGCAAGAATAAGGCAGATAATTGACGGGCTGTTAAATTATGTCCAGTCAGACTATGAGGCTTTACCGGAAGAACAAACGTTTCTATATCAGATGTTTTATGGCACTAAGGATAGAAACTTTGATTTTTACGAGGAAGCAAAAAAGTTGTTTCTGCGACGTAATACAAGTCCTCGCAAATTACGCACGGTGTTGGAATACCCGTTGGATAAAAGCCATCTTCCGTGTGTTGTAATTCGTGAGCCTGCAAGGAAACAGGTGCATGATGCTCCTATTGGTGGCTATGGGCTTCCAGTAGAAGATTTATTTGGCGACCCCGAACATCAACGAGAGGGTTTTCGCCAACCGTCTTTTTCAAGCGTTTCAATTATGTGCTTTAGCGATAATAGTTTGGAAAGCGTGTTAATTTGCGAAGTTCTGTATTCGTTATTGATTGGCGCACGTAATACGCTGGAAGAGGAATTTGTAAAGTTTGAGTTCAATACGAATGAGCTTATTATGGAAAATAAGCTGTTTCCCACCCCGATACTGATAAAAAGTATAGATTTGGAAATTGAAGAAATTGACCGCTATGCAAGTATTATCAGACCGGAGCTAATAAATAAATTCATTATTGACCCCGCTATTGTAATCGGCACAGACCCAAATTATAATCCGCCTGAACCTACTAAGTATTTTGTCTTTGGTAGCCCTTATGTTTGGTTGGATGAAGATAGTGTTGGGACACAAAAGATATATTCCAATACTGATTGGGTATTAACTGTTGAGGGCGGTGAAGAGCTGTTTGCATTTGGTTCTAGTCATTGTTGGCTTAATGAGATAACTAATAAAGGGACACAGGAAATTCATGCTCGTCAAGATATTCATTGGACGCTTGAATAGGCAGTTTTAGATATAATGTGTACTTTTGTTTACGAATAAAATTGTTTAACCAAAAAAAAAAGAGATGGCAAAAGCAGCATGGTTAACCGTCGCCCCAATGTCAGGGGTAGGTAACGCAACAATCACCAACACGGGTACAGTTCACACAGGTCGTGAACAACGTACAACAATCGTGACAGGAACTGCAACAGGGGTTTCTCCTAATAAAACTTATAATGTTGTGCAGAAAGCGAAGCCGGAATTTGTAAGTTTTGACAACGGTGCAGAAATCACAGTTCCAAAAACAGGCGGGACACTTACTATCACAGGTAAGTCTAACTCCTCTAAATTGACCTTTGCACTTCTTGAACTCACTGACGATGGTGATACCGCTAATGTGGTTGAGGGTGGTTTGAAATTGACATTGCCTGCGAAGTACGATGCAGGTGGTGCGCAGACTTCAAATGATACAGCAATTTCTGGTGACCCCGGAGCTACGGCTGAATTTACATTCAGTATTGAGTTTACAGGCATTGCAGCCAATACAACTATCAATGAGTTGACCGCTGCATTGAAAGTGACAGCTCAAGGGGGGCAAACAGATCAAATTTCTATCAAGCAATCTGCTGGTGACCCTGAATTCGCATTCGGTCAGGATACAATTACTCTTGAAGCAAGTGGCGCAGCCGTTACGAATACAGTTGTTTCTAACACTTCTTGGAAATTATCATAATGGCAACCAAAAGAGTAAAGAAAGCAAGTGCAACACAACCGCCCGTCAGGGCGGTTGCTGTTGTTTCTTCAGGCGTTAATGACGGCTTTGACAGAACGATGACTGTTACCGGAAGAACGACTGAGGGGACACCTATACAAGTGTCCTCTTTTCGCATTACTCAATTAGGTTTAAGAGAGCCGTTTTTACTTGCCGACAGCGATGAACCGTTTGAAACAGCCGATGGTGAACAATTTGGAGTTTTAAAATTATAAAGTTAAAAGGTTATGGCATACAAGTCTAAATTTACAGGGGTAGAAGTTGATAACTTGCTCACTTATGTGCAGACGTTGCAACAGAATCCGGATGCCGTGTTGCAAAACATGACGGGTCAGGCAATTATTGACAAGATAAATACCGTTACAGGAAACATAGTATTCACTAAATTTGTGGACGCACAGGCGGGCGCAGGTAAATCAGTATAAAGTATGAACTATTCTTTTGCAACATCACAAGAGGCGGCTGATACGGTGAACATTACACCGGAAGAAATTGGCGTGCCTGCAAATAATTATGTGCGGAAGAAGGAGTTGATTGCGACTGGAAAGTTTGATGAGAGTGCTTTAGCGTCCTACACAGATAATGAATTTGTGTTATTAAAAGATTTGGCGCAAGGTTCATTCACTATCACTCTTGCTTTAAATTCTGACATCACAAGCCGAGGCACGGTGCAGATTAATGATGGAGCAGCCGGAGCAACCGCTCAAGCGACCGTAGATTTGGGCGACCAAGTGCTTGCAAAATGCAACCTGACAAGCCCAGATGATGCCTTTGACGGATGGTATGAGGGCGATACAAAAGTTAGTAGTGATAAGAATTACAGCTTCCCAGCTACTAAGAATGTTTCTTTGGTGGCAAAAGCAATGTATATTGATGTCTCCCCTACATCACTGGAATACACTGCCGCAGGCGGTGAGCAAACATTGACTGTAACAACCAACGTAAATAGTTGGACAGTAAGTTAAATTTAAAATAATATGGCGAAAGATAGTTGGTTAACCGTATCCCCGATGTCTGGCAAAGGCAATGCCACAATCAGTAATTCCGCTCCTGATTTTAAGGGGCGGATTCAGAGGTCTACTGTCGTGACAGGTGCAGCGACTGGGATATCTGGGAATAAGACTTATACTGTTATACAAAAAGGTATGGGGGAAACCATTGTGATTCCCATCCGTTCGTATTCGGTAAATAATGGGGAAACTACTTTAACGATATCGGGTTCAAGTAATTC